AGTTATTAGGACATCGGACCAGCGCCGCGCTGCATCACTTCGGCAATAAAACCCTGCTTACCGCCGCCCATTTGGCCGCCATGACCGCTTTCATCCTCGGAAGCATTCTCCGCATGATCCTCGGCCATCTTCTTGCCCTTGGATTTCTTCTCGTATCCGGCGATAGGCATGCCATCAATCTCGATAACCTCTGCCTTGCCATTCTTACCAAGAAGGATCGTTGCCATAGTCTGGAACGCTTCGCCTTCAGCGAGATTTTCAGGAACTTCGACGCCTTTAGGGAGAGTAAAACTCGGCATACGGGGAGCATTACGCCATGTATTGGGATGTCAACGCCTATCCGAGTAGCAGGCAATAAAAAACCCGCCACCAACTTTTCGGGAAGGTGACGGGGTGCCTCACAACGAGGCGTTTTACAAGCATTTAACCCACTGATCCAACGCGGCAACGATTGTCGCGTCACTGACATCCTGCAACAGGAATTTTAGCGCCTTTGGAAATATTCTCGAACGCGGTTAGAGGCTGAAGATTCGTCCAGTGGCTCAACCCCATAATCTCCTCTGGCGAATTTCCGCTGGCCAATGGAATGCGATGATCGACATGCCAATACGGACCGTAGTTTTCCCACGTCATTCCATCTTTGAACTGCTTCTCCAAATGACCACGCAGAAAGTCTGGCGTACAACCGACAATCTCGAACGTCGATCCGCGACGGGTTTTCTTGCTGCCGAGATACGCACGAATTGAGTTTCGAATGGCATCTTTGAGTCGCAGCATTGGGTCGTTACGGCGACGCTCACGGAGACTATCAATTATTTTGGAATGGTTTGCTTCGCTATACCGTTTTTGCCATCGGCGCGCACGTTCTCGATTGTTGGCGCGGTACTCGTTATGCTTCTGTTTTAGGATTTCAGCATTTTTGCGCTGATACTCAGCGTTCCGCTTGTTGTTTCTCTCGCGATTTTTGGCGTGGTTTTCACTCGATTTCGCTTTGTAGTATTCTTTGCTCTTCTCGTACTTCTCAGCCTGTTTGAGCCGGATAACCGCCGTGTTTTCGGCCAAGTACTTGGCCAACCTCTCCTTATCGCTGACCGTCTTCTCGGAGAAACGCTCGGGCGTTAGCCACTGATACCGCTTGTTTCCGTCCTTGTCCTTCCAAGTGTAGCCCCAGCAGACCATCCCATCCGATTCGCGTACGTCGCCACGTTTTGGTTCGTCCATGCGTTGTAAATATCACACAAAATTGAACGATGGCAACAAAAAACCCGCAAGCCTTTCGACCTGCGGATTCTTGCGTTTTGCTGAGGAAATCAGCTACAAATGATCTGGGTTAAACTGCCTGTGCAACGTCGGAAGATAATAGTCATTCCTTGGTTTGTGAATATAGGCTCTGGGGCGTGAATGAACTCAGCATAATGCTGACCCTTCTTGTCCAGAGGATCGGGGCAATCAGTATCAAGCTTGTAAGCACCAGTCACCCACTGCCACTCGCCCATGTAGTTGGTCGGCATCCACGCCAAATCGCCAACGCGGTTCACAGGACGCACGATGTGCGACTTGAACACATACGGAGTCACGATGAATGCGGCCTCGTACGCGGCGGTGGTCCAGCTAGGATTGACGCTGAACACAGTACCCTTCGTACCGGAGGTGCTGGTGAACGGCTGAACCAGCGTGTACTTGCCGCCAGCGTAGCTGTACCGAGGAGGGAACAAATTCGGCACATGCCGGAAGTTCTTGATAACCCGGTTCGCGCCGATTCGCTTGAGCAACTGCGCACCCTCGCCAGTACCCATATCCGCGAAACGCTGATCGTCGCGGAACGCGGGGTTGTTCTGAGCGATACGCTGCGAAGCCTCCAAGCCGATGTACAACGGGAACACCGGGCCGTCGCTGCTGTAGGTGATGAAGCCAGAGCTGTCAGGATTCGTTGCACCGTTACGAATCAACGTAGCAGCAGCGACATCCAGCATCTCCTGAGTCAACTCAGAGGTGGACTGATTGAGCGCCTGACCAACAGAGCCAGTCTGAATCCACGGCAACTCATTCACGCCAGAGGGAATCGTCTCGACCTGAGTGAAAGACGAGTCGGCCACTGCCTTGATGGCATACTTGGCGAACATATTCTGATAGCGAGTCTCCCAAGAACGCTGCGCACGGATGGACAGCTTCTCCAAGTACACGCGCAAGAACGCCTCGACGCGATGATCAAAGGTCAGATCATCCTTACAGAGCAACGGGCCTTTCAGCGCGAAACGCTCAGGACTCCAAGTAACGGCATTATAGCCGACCGGAACGTCGTTGTAGGTGACATCGCAAGCGCCAGAATTGGAACCACTGGCGAGCGTGATGGCCGACCATTCCTCAGCCGCAGTCGGCTCGATGGAAGTGGTGGTGAACGAGGTCTGGGTCAAACCCGTACCCTGAGGATACTCGCCGCGCTCAATCATATTGAGCCACATCGAGCGATACGAGGCGCGTTTATAGACGTCCTGCGCGAGCGACTCAGTCGCTACGGCGAAGGCGTTGAAGACATTAGTACAAGCCATGAGATGAAAATTAAACCGACGTTATCTGCATTTGGTAGGCCATTCTATCCATCCATCAAACGATGGCGGACTAGCTTACCTTCTACTTTTGCGGAGCGTCATTGCCGCTTAGACAGTTTTGCATTCGATGACCAAGCGAACGCGGCTCTTAAGGTCGATGCCCGAGGGATACATTTTATGTATCACGAGTCAATCAGAATAAGTCCTGCTCTGGAATATCGTCCGTCAGTTCATGCTGCTCTGCCATGTAGCTTTTGTATCCGCAGATTAGGCCGAGCTTGTGCGGCTGGATGATATGTTCCTTCGCGATGAATCCCCTGAACGTATACGGACCGGGGAATTGACCCGTCATCAGCGCGTAGAAATCCACTCCATCGGTCTTGGAGCCTTTGCGCGCATCGACCAGTAGCTTGCCATTCTCGTACTTGGTCGTCTTCACATCGATGCGAATGCCCGGAGGAATGGGCGGGATAATCGCGTCGTAGAGCGGGTGCGGAGGCTCGCGATCCGTGTCGATGTCGGGATAGACATTAAATAGCTTACAGAAGGCTATCTCGCCGCATACGCCCTCCAGATCCACCGTCACAGGGTCATCCGCGCTTATCTTCAAGTTCGTAGTGTTGAAATGACGATTATTGCCGTTGCGATTCTTGGCTACGAAGTGGGCCAACTTTCTCTCAGCTTGATTGAGAGAAATAACTTGACCAATTTTAATTTTACTTAACATGGTCAAAAAGACGGAAAATTTTTGAGGGGGGTATCGTAAACGAAGCCCACCCGCAAAGGGGGTGCCAGTCTCTCTGGCAAGTTTTATACCAATCCTAGGAAAAACAATCCTTTTGTCTCATTAGGTTAACTTATCCTGATTATAAGTTACCCACCGTTGTACAATGGGTGTTATATTCACTTCAAACGGGATTCACGCTTTGTTCCACGTGGAACAATTTATCGGGCATAGAACCCAGGAGATTAATCGACACGCTAGTTGCCTCGCCAGCTTCGGACCATCCGAACACAAGCGCGCTTCGCTTCGCCACGCTGCCTAGAATCGATTCACGCACGCTTTCGTCCTTTATCCCGTCTAGGTCGTAAGAGTCTATCCGTTCCAATGTTGCAGCTGCATCAGCGGCGAGACGATTCCTGACGATTGCAGACAACGACTCTAGGCTTTCGGTTTTCTTTTGAATGCAAACCGTTTGCATCTCCCTCTTAACTTTCGTCACTCCCTCTAGAGACGCTCGTTTGCATAGAGTCGTTTTATTCACTCCCAATTGGCTCGCTATCGTCTCCCAATCCATTCCGGCAAGGTAGAGGCTGCAGGCTCGTTTCCAGACTTCCTTGGGCATTCGCATTTCCAGCAAGCTATCGGCCCATCAGGAATCCGGCAAGGAATCGGTTTTCCCTTTCGCCAGTCGTTCTCCTCTCAAAAATTTTCCCCCCATTTCCCCCAATGATTCCGCCCCTTTCGCCCCGCTTTAAAAATTAATTTGTTTTTTTCTTTGACTCTCTCCCCTCTCTCCCCTAGTCTGTCCGCAGCAATGAAAACCGCGTTTAAAAAACTCCTCTCCTTCCTATTCGTGGCCATGGCCTATGCCGTCGCCAGTTACGCCTTCTTCTTCGTCTTCTTCAAATCTCAATTCTAATTCCAATGAAAGTTCACCTTACTTTAGTCTCTTCCAACGCGAAAACCGGCCCGATTCCGGTTTCCACATCGTCGGCCGTCACATGCAGTGACGCATGTCCGTTTAAGAAAGACGGTTGCTATGCCGACAGCGGTCCGCTTGCGCTTCACTGGTCAAAAGTAACAAGCGGACAGCGCGGTTTTGATTGGGCCGCCTTCTTGGGCAAGATCAAATCTTTTCCAGCTGGTCAATTGTGGCGACACAATCAGGCCGGAGATTTACCGGGTGTCGGTGACAATATTGACGCAACCGCACTAGATGAACTTGCAACCGCCAACGTCGGCAAGCGCGGTTTTACCTACACCCACAAACCGTTGACGCCAGACAATCTGTCCGCATTACGGTCCGCCAATGAACGCGGTTTTGTTGTCAATCTGTCCGCCAATTCCATCAGCCATGCCGACACCTTAGCTAAGCTAGGTCTTCCGGTTGCGGCCGTTGTCCCGCAAGATAGCGCGGACCGTTTCACCACGCCAGATGGAAACCGCGTGGTCATCTGTCCGGCCCAAAGGGTTGACGGGATTTCCTGCAATACGTGCCGCCTATGCGCCAAAGGAAACCGTGGGTTTATCGTGGGTTTCAAACCACACGGCACGGGTGCCAAGCGGGTGCAACGAATCACAACGGCCGGTTGACGGTGCGCGTCAAGCTATCGGCAACGGTAGTTTGCGGCGTGCCTTCAATCCATCAAATCAAATCAAATCCAATGAAAGAAAACTACCCATCAAATCAAACGGAGAAGCTTGAATGCGCCTTGCGCCTTTTATTGTCGGCATTTGACCGCAAGCTGTCCGACGGCCGCGCCGTCAATCAAACGCTGCCCTTGGAAGCAAAGGAAGCTTTCTACGGCCCGATCCTAGGCGCACGCCTTGCTTTGCAATCCATCAAATCCAACGAATAAAATAACATGGCCACACTATCAAACAACGGTTTCGAAACCGCGCGGTTCAATCAATTGAAAGCTTCGTTTTCCGTGCGCTCAAACGGTAAGGTTCTCAAAAACGACGGTTTCGGATGGAAGGTTTTCCATCTTAAACCTGAACACACGGCCGAAACCTTTCGCGCGCATTACGAGGCTATCGAATCGAAGCTTTCGCAACCTTACAGGATTTACCGCGCGGCCGTACAGGCGGAGTTTCCGCTCCCGGTTCGTTGGCAATATCTCATCCTTCGGGATTTATTGGGCGACGATATTGACGGGATTTATTCCGATTTACAGGACAGGCATATTTACACGGACCTAGACACCCTACAGGAACTTCACGAATTGCATAAAACCTATCGCGCAGAATACGAGGCGCGCAAAGCGGGAAAGGCTACCGCTTGAAACTCGCAGAATTTATCCGCCTCCGTTCGTTCGAAGATCCGTTTATCTTGTCGGGCGAAAAGTGGCAATTTGTCACGGTCCGGCGCGCCGATGGGGCAGAGGACATTGGAGTCTATCGCTTTGCAACGGACCTTTGCCATGACTATGCGGATTTTCGCGCCATGTTCAATCTGTCCTGATTCCCCGCGCGAGACTATCCGCAAGGGTAGTTTCCGGCGGTCAATCAAACACGAACAAAACACCATGCAATCAATCCAAACCAAATACCTCCCCGCGACTGACTCCAAAGGCTCCCGCATTAAGGCAAAGTGCGCTCGCGGCTCCATCACCATTCCACTGGACTACGGTTTGAGCGGTGAAGCGGTTCACCGTGCGGCGGTGATGGCACTGGTCTTGCGTTTCCTTGACGAGGATTTCACCAAAGGCACTCCCCGCGAGACTAACTTTTGGAACCGCGCTTTTGTCTCCGGTTCACTCTCCGACGGTTCAATGGCGCATATTTTCCTAAGCTGACCGCTGACCCATCCTAAGCGCGCCATCGGAAACGGTGCTGCGACAGGGTAGGCCACAAGTCCTCCTCAAACCAAATCCAATGAAATACACTCTTCACGACACATTCAACGGCGGAACCGTCTCGCGCCATCGTTCCATCGAAGCCGCAGTCCGCGCATCCTATCGTTTCTCGCGTGCGGTCAAGCGAGCGAACGGCAAGAACTCATTTATCACGACCGAAATCCGTTGCGACGGCAAACGACTGGATGAAAACCAGCAGGAAGCCGCGCAGGGAATCCAATGGGCAATCGAAACCGGAACCCTACGCGCCTGAACCCAATGAAATCCCATACCCCCGGCCCTTGGTTTGTCGTTCCTGATCCGCAATGGGAAGGCAAACATCCGAATCACGCGAGCCGCTGCATCTGCAACGTGCCTCAATTCGCGGAGGTTCATCCGCCAACGGAAGGCGAAAACGGCGAATGGCACGTTTTCCATGACCAGCACGGGAAAACCGTCTGTCTTATGACCGACACTCTTGAAATAAAGGCCAACGCTCGCCTTATCGCCTCCGCGCCTGAAATGCTGGATGCGCTGGCTCTGATTTACGCAAACGCCGGAGAATCGCCTGAATGGATTCGCGCTAGAATTGCTCCGGTCATCGAAAAGGCGATTGGAGGCAAACTGTGAACCATACCCCCGGCCCTTTACCGCTCAAAATCACGCAAGCTGACGACTTTTTCGTCATCATCACGAATCAGGGAAACCATTACGCGAAGACTTTCGATCCTGCCGCCGCCCATTTAATCGCCTCCGCGCCTGACTTGCTCTCCGCCCTCGAACGCCTCGCGCATCCGATGGCCGACGACGACGACTTGTACCACGCATTTGCCATCATCGCGAAGGCGAAAGGGCTTTAAGCCGCTCCGGTTATCCGGTAAACCCTTCCCGCGCATCAAATCCAACGAATAAACCGCATCCGCGCATCAAATCATGCATCCATTGCTTCTTTCGGCCCTGATTCAAATCGAATCACACGGAAACGATCATGCCAAAGGCCGTCACGGCGAGCTTGGCGCGCTGCAAATCAAGCCAATCATGGTCCGCGACGTGAATCGCCTGATGGGGACATCCTACGCGCACGCCCAAGTCACAAATCGCGCCACGTCGATCTTCATCGCAAACGCATACCTTTCGCATTACGGACGCAATCTCAGCGACGAAAGCCTTGCTCGACTTTGGCAAAGTGGGCCAAAAGGTCTTAAAAGATCGTCATCACGCGCGTATGGCCGACGGGTTATGCGCGAACTTCAATCAATGGATAAATCGAACCGTATTTTCACCGAAAACCATCATTTCACCGCACGGTAAAACAGCAGAAACCAATGAAACTAACCATTCAAAGCAAAGCCAACGCCCAGACTATCGTTGACCTGTTCAATGCAATTCTCACGGGCGAGGAGCAAGAATCCGGCGCGAAAGCGCTCTCAATCTACGATGACGACAAGCATATCTGCTCCCTCGTCGCGAAAGATGGCCATCAGATCCTTGAACTTATCATCGAACGCGAACCGGGCGACAAGCTCTGCCCCGGCACACCTGATTCGGAGACGCTATGACCAAATATTACGATTCAAGTCTGGCTGAGATTAATTTTCCCAATCCGACAATCAAAATGAATGCGCGAAACATCCCTCTCGATGAGTTGGCCAATCAACTTGAACTGATGGCGGATGATTTTAAGAATCCTCTCTTAGCATCCGCATCCTCACGTCTCGCGCATGTCGCCGCCGCGCTCACCTGTCTTCAGGACGCGCTTTTCTACGTCCGAATGTACAAGTCGCTCGATACGACCGGCGAGGGCGAGAAGCGACGGCAGCAACTCATCGACGATTCGGAGACGATCATCAGCCTCATCCGCACCGGAGGACTGTACCCATGAGCCGCAACCTTTTCGGCAAACCACTCTACAAGGTCCAGATATCCGGCGCGATTGGTTGGTCAGATCTGAAGGAACGCGTGGTCAAATTTGAGACGGTTGAATTCGCGTCGCGCAAGGACGCGGAGAAAGCGGCGAAGGAACTCAATCCCGGCGAGTACACGCAGGGGAGAATTCGGGTCGTTCCGGTCGAACTCAGCGAGGATTACGATGTGTATCCGGTAGCAGAACGATCCAAGCCGTGAACCCGCCGTGCATCATCATCCCGTCAATCTTGTCGAGTTCTGCGCCGGATATTGCGGCATTGGAATTGGACTCAAGTCGGCTATCCCGCATCTACGCACTATCGCTTACGTCGAAAGGGAAGCATACGCCGTCGCAAATCTGGCTGCGAAAATTGAAGAGGGACGACTGGATGCGGCACCTATCTGGACGGACTTGCTCGCCTTCCCATACGCAAAATTTCGAGGACTGGTGGATATCGCGGCTGCGGGAATCCCCTGTCAGCCCCATAGCCACGCCGGACTCCGCAAAGGTGGAGCCGATGAAAGATTTCTCTTTAACGACTGGCTCATTGGACTCCAGCAAATGCGTCCGCGCTGCATCCTCATCGAAAACGTCGAAGGCCTGCTTACCAGTCTTATGCCAGACGGAACTCTTTGCATCCGATGGACGCTGGAGAGATTGGAGCGCATGGGCTACCGCGTTGCGAGCGGACTATTCAGCGCGGAAGAATGCGGCGCGCCACATATTAGGAAGCGGGTCTGGATTCTGGCCTACGCCGACAGCGAACGAGGACAAGGATCAGAATGCTTCCTTCGCGACGCTTGCGCGACTGGACCGGGGGGGGCGTATCTTGCGACGGATAGCGACATTGACGATGCGTGGAAGTGGCCTAGTGGACCAAATGAACCTCAACGATGGTGGGAACCGGCGCGAACGCTTGAATCCAGCTTGGGTCGAAAGTCTGCTCGGTCTGCCACTATCTTGGACCGCTTGCGACTCCTCGGAAACGGAGTCGTCCCCGCAACCGCCAATCTAGCATTCCGCACTCTCGCACGAAAAATCCTCTGATAACTTTTCGCCGGATAAAAAGTAGGCCAATCAACCTCATTCGCACCATGCCATTTCATCGATTCGATTCTAGCGCGGACACACGCGAAACCGTCCGTAGAGCCGCAAAACAGCTTACGAACGCTCTACGGGGCGTTTCTGATCGATTGCGAGGCATCCTTACTAACCCACATGACACACAAAGCGACGCGAACGCTTCACATATCCTTTTCCGAAACGGAAGCGGCACCGCCTCCACAGGCGGCGCGCAAGCTTTCCGTTTTCGGAATAAGCCTCTCCCCTTTTTTAGAAAGGGGAGGCTTATCTTTAGATGAGCTAGGTAGACCAAGGGTAACTTAGAAGTAGCCATTGGTAGATTTACGTTGACTAGAGGACAAAAGAGACTTATCTGTTTTCCACCATGAGTTACTTATCAAATGGCTCCACGCTTCGTTCGACGTTCCGAGAAATGCCGCCGAAGAGGCACAATCTGAATTCGGAGAAGTCCGAGTTGTTGGCCTACATTGTCGAGACGATTGGCGGTGGGTTGGTCGAGGCGAATCGAGCGTTTGGTTCGATGCGGAACGTCAAGAGTCAGGTGCTTGTGTTTGATCGAGTCCAGCGGGTCTGGCATGGGTGCGATTGGCAACCGTCCGATCAGGAGGCTCAGAAGGATCTTGAGTCGCGCAAGTTCTCGGACATGCGACGCGAAATCGCCCAACTTTGGAAGGCTATCAATGCGCTTCGCAAGGGGAGGCAGCGCAAGAGAAAGCAGAATGCGGAAGAGGAGAAGCCTGCCGAACCGGAACCAGAACTTGTGGCCGACTCATCTATCGACGACTTGCTCGCTCAATACCGCAACCTTTCCGCAGAAAACAGCTCAACCGGCAACTAAACTCGAAAAATTATGACTGACCAAAAGATCGACATCCTATTCGCCACCGTTGAAAAGATCAGCAAACGCCTCGGATCGATTGAGGCGATGATGAAAGCCACCACCAAGAAGATCAACGAAATCGAGAATTCGCTTGAACGCAACAGCGACGATGGCGCATGGGAGGGTTTTGGTCCGAAGCCGGAGCAGCAGCCGTTCAATCCGAACGCTGAAACCTACACGCTGGAGGTGTCCTACGGGCCGCAAACGATCCGCCGTGACGATGATGATGACGACGAGACTTGGGCTAACCGCAAGAAGCTCCTAATGAATCGACGTGTCAGCTTTCTGAACTCAAGCGGAGTCGTTGGAACGCCGGAGCAGGAAGCTTACCTTAAGGAAATCTACGACAGGCTAACGGCTCACGGTCGTTGAAAAATTCTTAAAATGAATTTGACACGACTCCACGCAACTGCGACGCTACACACGCAACGATGACCAATTTTTCAGCGTTCGGGCATAGAGAAGAGCGAGAGGCTCTTACGGGTTTTACCAGTGGTTTCCCAAGTTAACACCCGAACGCTGTCGATTTTTACGCTTTGAAAGTTTTCACCGCCAAACAAACAGCAGCCATGCTCCAAATCTGCTGCGAAACGCTCCGGCGAATCGTGCGCCATGACGGCATCCAGCACAGAAGGATTGGCCGACGAATCTTGTTCACCGAGTCCGACATCGCCGCGATTTTAGCATCGAGGGCGACGACCGGAGCGGTGAACCCATACGCAAGAAAAACAAAGAAACAACCAGAGAACAAAAATGAGCAGCAACCTATTAGCGACAACGCAACCGCAACCGCCAGTCAGTCCTGACTTCTACGACCAAGCATGCACGTCGCTCGACGCCGTGAAGACTTTAGGTGACTGGTTGGCCCACTCAGGACTTTTTGGGCTGACCAAGCCTGAACAAGGCTACGTCCTTGCTCTTGAGTGCATTTCTAGTCGCCAGACTCCGCTAACGTGGAAGAGGTCTAATCACGTAATTAATGGTCAAATTGCCATGAAATCCGAGGCTATGTTGTCCGGTCTAATGGATGCAGGGTGGGACGTGGATTGGGTGCAATACGACGCCCAGGCTGCCATTGCTGACTTTTGCAAGGGGCAGAAGAAGGTTCGTATTTCGTTCACGACTGAAGACGCCAAGTTGGCTGGTTTGCTCCCTGCTAAAGCGGGGAGTGGTTGGCAGAAATTCCCAGCGGCTATGATGCGTGCGCGTCTTGTGAGTCTCGCCACAAGGATGCTCGACCCTCGCATTACTCAGGGTCGATATTGCGTTGAAGAGGTTGCCGACTTCTCCAGTCCTTCACCAACACCCACCATCACCGCAACGGTGCGTCAGTCAGTCAACGTGACACCGGAGCCGTCCTTCTCGCTCGTTGAGAAGCTAGAGCAGATCCTTGAGCCACATTCCGACATCGCCAACGCGTTCCTCCTCTCGAAGAGCCTTATCAAGGAAGGTCAGAACTTCCGCGATGTATCCACGAAGGTGGCCAACATGATCCTCGCTGATGCGAACGGCTTCATCACCAAAGCAACCGCGTTCGCTAACCCGCCCACCGAATGAGCATCCTCAATCAACACGTCAATCTCGACATGCCAGCGGAGAAGTATCACGCCGTTGACGCTCTCTCGAAGAGCATGATGTCGAAGATCCTCAAGTCCCCGGCTCATTACAAAGCCGCGCTAGATGAGCATCAGGAGCCTACAAAGAGCATGCAGATGGGTACGGCGATTCACACCGCTGTACTAGAGCCGCAACTCTACTCGCAAGTCGTTGCTGTGATTCCGCCGGACATCGATGGACGCAACAAAGAAGGCAAAGCGTGGAAGGAGCAGCATAAAAGCCGCATCCATCTGACTCACGCAGAAGATATCGATGTGCAAGGCGTGGCCAACTCTGTTCGCCGTCATCCGTTCTGGGACATCATTCATCTGCCGCATAGGATCGAAGCCAGCGTGTTCGCTCAAGACGATGAAACCGGCATCGCCCTTAAAGCGCGTCCCGATCTGTGGATCGATGACCATACGCTCGTGGACGTAAAGACAACCGACGACGCATCGCCCGAGGCGTTCTTGCGAACCATTGCATCGTTCGGCTACCACATTCAGGCCGCGCACTATTTGGAGATGACTGGCGCTGACAGTTTCATCTTCGTGGCGGTCGAACGCAAAGCGCCATACGCTGTCGCCATTTACAAACTGGATGCCGAATGGCTTCAGGCTGGTGCGAACCTTCGTAGGAAGGCAATCTCAACGCTGCACGAATGCCGCGCACTGGACAGTTGGCCAGCCTACCCAACCGCTACACAAACCCTTTCATGCCCTAAGTGGATCTTGAATAAATCCGAAAACTAACCACCGAATAAATTATGTTCACAGTAAACCGCAAGGACGCCGGAGGCAGCTACATCAACGCCGAAGGCGACTACACCGTCACCGTCTCTAAGATAGAGGAAACCCTCGATGCGAAGGGCCGCGAAGTATGCAAGGTAACATTCAAGACTGAAGATGGCGCATCTATCACTGACCGAATGATCAATCAGGAGAATGTCTGGTTCCGCGTCAATCAGCTTGTCGCAGCGACGAAGCACAATGTGCCTGATGGAACCGAGTACGACTTCCTTGGCGTCAAGGGCAGCTACGCGGCGTTCCTGAAGTCAATGACCGGCTTGGAGTTGCTCATCACCGCTCGCTTTGAGGAGTATATGGTCAACGGCGAGACGAAGAAGACGCTCCGCATCAAGAACATGCGCGAGGTTCCGATTGCCGAAGTCGATGGCGACGAGCTTGATCCGAAGCCGTTCTAAGCGAACACGGAGGGGAGCGCATTCCGAGATAACGCTCAATAAATTTTGTATCTATGAAACCAAAAGAAATTATGACCCCACTCCAGTCAGCTCAAGCGTACTTGCTGGACGTAGAACACGAACTAGCCGATGCCCACGACCGCATTCGATTGCTCATTGCAGAGCGCGACACTGCACGATTGCAAGCCGATCAAAGAGTCAGCCTCCGCGAAGAGTTCCGAGAATTGCTTGGAACAGACGAAATCGAGCAGGGAGTGGTTGTTGTGCGTGGGTTACAAGACCGCATCAAGCGGTTGGAGGAGGCGGGGGATGCGCTATGCGCTGCTGCCGCCTTTATGGGGTGGCACATGGAGATTGAGAAGTGGAACAAATCCAAGGAGGCCAAGCCGTGAGTGAAACACCGAGGACGGATGCGGCGTG